CGGCGGCACCTATAACGCGACGCCGCCGAGCCTGGGCGACAAGCAATCGACCCGCTTCCAGGTGGATACCGCCGGCAACCTGCTGACCAAGCCGGGCCCCGGCGGCGGTACCTACCTGCGCACTCCGGTGGCATCTCGGCAGAACCTGACCGTGAGCGGAACGGCCCAGTCCCTGACAGTTCCAGCCACGGCGAAATTCGCCGATATCTTCTTCAACGGCGTGAACGGAACGAACGGAAACTGCGCTAACTTCCGCGATGACGGGACCGTCCCGGTTGCCGGCGATATCGTCGGGCTGGCCTCGGGTCAGGTCTATGTGAACAACCCCAATATCTCGACAATCCAGTTCATCCTGCCGAGCGGCGGCGGATCGTGCACGGTCGGCGTGGATTACTACAAATGAGCCGCATCCTCGCCGCGGCACTCGCTCTCGCCATCGCTAGCACCAGCGCGCTTGCCGCTGACCCGAGCATCAGCGCGGGGCCTGGCCTTGCCTCGGGCTCGACGGCCGGCGGCGACCTATCGGGCACCTATCCGAACCCGACCCTCGGCAAGATACAGGGAACGACGGTCACCGGCACGACCGGAACCGGCACGGCGGTCCTGTCGGCGAGCCCCACGACAAGCGGCCTGACCGACAGCGGCACGATAACGGCTGCTGGGCTTACCACAACGGGAACCGTGTTTCTCTCCAGCGATGCCAGTGGCAGTGTCTCCACACCAGCGGTTGCCATTGCTTCTAGCAACACCGGGTTCTTCAAATCGGGCGGCACGCTTGGATTCTCTCAGGCCGGCACAACGGCATTTTCTCTGGTCGGCTCGACCTTCGTTGTAGGCAACAGCCTTAACAACAGGACCGTCTCGAACGGCGGGGCGACGCCACCCTTCCAAGTTCAGGGAAATGGCAGCGGCACCGGGGCCATCGTCGATTTTTCGTATAGGGCGGCGACCACCTTTCCTGCGGCCCTGTATCTTGCGCAAAGCAACAATAATACGTTCGGCAATCAGACCGCTGTAGCCTCGGGAACACAACTCGGCGGTGTCTATATTGAGGGCAGCGACGGCACCAACTTTCAGGATAGCTCGCTAATCCGTGGCGAAGTCGATGCGGCGGTGAGTTCGGGAATCGTCCCTGGACGGATAAAATTTCTCACCGCCAATGCTTCAGGCACTCTAACGAACGCATTGACAATCGATAGTTCGCAGAACCTTAACGTCCCGAACCTGACTGCCTCCCTTCCGGTCTGCACCGACGCGAGCAAGAACCTCACGAGCACGTGCCCTGCCGGCGACCTCCCGATTCTGATCGGCACGACCTCAGCAATCGGCGGCGGCGCGTTGACGCCGGGCGCTTGTGCGGCAGGAACCGCTACTGTGACAGGAGCGCGCTCCACAATGGTTGCAACGGCGTCGCCGTCGGCAGACCCGGATAGCGTCCTCTCGACCGGAATCGCTTTCTATGCCTTCGTTTCGTCAAATGACACGGTAACTGTTCGGGTCTGCGCGATTGTCGCGGTCACGCCGGCCTCGGTAACCTATAACGTCCGCGTGGTCCAGTGATCCGCAGGCTTGGCATAGCGCTGCTTTTTCTGCTCGGTGCCGTTTCAGCACAGGCTCAGATCGGCGGCCGAAGCAACGGCAACGCGATCCCATCGCTTGCGACCTCGGCCACGGCGGCTTACCGCAACACGAACAGCCTTTTCTATTTCGGTAACCTGACCAGCGGCAATTACAACCTGATCAATCTGAACGGCAGCGGCGCGCTGATCCAGCCGCTGTCGCAACAGACCTTCCACAAGTTCAACCTTTGGAGCTTCGCTCAGTCGATCAATGTCACCTACTCGTATTGGAAGGTCACTGGCTCATCCGACGCGCTCTCGCGCCTGACGGCCACATGGGCATTCATTAAGGCCACCTACACGCTGGGCAACATGCAGACCTGTGGGGCCGTCGCCAATACGGTCAGCACCGCACAGGATGATGCCGCATGGGGAGCAAGCGGGATCATAGAGTTATATGAGGCGACCGGTGACGATGTTGCCCGGCAGTACGCCCAGGCAATCCTCGATTGCGCCTGGACGCGCTGGCAGGACAGCACATTGGGTGGCGGCCTTTGGTACGACGACACTAGGACCACAAAGGCGAGTTATCAGGCGCAATACGCTCTCGCGACCTACCAGTATTGGCAAGACACGGCAGACGCGACCTATCACACGCGGGCGCTCTCTCTGGAATCCTGGATGGTCAACGCGCTGTTCCGCAACGGCCAGACGATTACGGGATGCTCAAACCCTGCGGTCACAAGCTACCCTGTCGATGGCCTGCTCTGGATCGATACTCAGGTGAACGGCGCGAACACGTACGGCGTCTCGCAGAACTGCGCGACGCCCAATTCCATCGCCCTGGCCGGGAGCGTGACGCTGCTGGAGGGCAATATGGCGTTCGCGGTTCTGGAGGCCCGTCTATACAACGAGACCGGGACGCTCGCCTATCTCACCCGCATGAACCTGACGGCGACCGGGATAAAGACCCGTGAGACGGTCTCCGGCAACATCCTACTGGACGACAGGGATGCCTTCGACAACGCTTTCGCGGCGTATTATTACGCGAACGAGGTTGTTCCGCTGCTGACTGGGCCGGCGGGCACTCAGGCCGACAAGACCACGCTGGTGAATACGGCCAACTCGGTCGTGAACAACGACACATGCCAGTATTTCAGCTATGGCGGCGACTGGCAGGGCCCGTGCCAAGGCGTCTGGTACAACAACCAGTCGCCGAACAACGTGAACTTGGTTGAGATGGTCTCGGCGCAGGGCGCCAACCTGATCCAGGCAGGCTACTATGCCTCGTTGCACTGACAAATGAGCCTCCGCTCCCTCGGCTTCATCGACGTGTCGATGATGACCGCCAACCTGCTGGTCAGGCACCGCGACAGTTTCATGGGCGGCTCGATCATGCTGCGCGACGGCGACGGCGACCGCCCGATCCTGGACAAGTTCAAGTCGGCGAAGAACCTGCTGAACCGGATCAAGCGGCTGGTCGGCGGTGACCGCGACTGCCTCATCCGCCGCGCCGAGATCGTCTCCTTGCCACCGGGTGGCTTCACGCCCTGGCAGGAGGAAAAGAGCGTCGAGACGGAGCAGATGGTGCGTGTGCATGTGTGCCTCGTCCCATCTCCGGCCGCTTGGCTCTACTGCGGCGGCGATGCGATGGTGGCGCCGGTCGGCCAGCTTGTGCTGCTCAATCACCGGATGCTGCACAGCGAGATCAACCTCGGCATGAACGACCGGATACACCTGGTCGTGGATGTGGTTCCGGTCGATGCCGAATAACCCGTTCTGCGTCCTCGGCCTGCCCCGGAGCCGAACCGCCTGGCTGGCGAACTTCCTGTCCTACGGCGGGCGCGAGTGCCGGCATGAGGGCACCGCCACCATGACCAGCTTCGAAGAGGTGCTGGAGACGCTGCGGGCTGGTGTGGGGCTGTCCGATACCATGCTGGGCCTCCGTGCCGAGGACATCGCCGCAAGCCTCCCACGGACGCGCATGGTGATCGTTAGGCGCAAGACAGAGGATGTGCGGGCCAGCATGGCGCGGATCGGCTTCCCGATGACCAGCCCCTTCCTCGACCACCTTGCCGCCGCGCTGGAACGGGCCTCCTGGCTGCGTCATGCCATCGTGGTCCGGTTCGAGGAGCTGAACGACTTCGAGACCTACGATTGGTTGTTTCGGCATTGTCTCGGCAATGCTTTGACAATGCCTTGGTGGGACCTCTGGAGCGGCGTGAACGTGCAGACCGACGCCAAATCGGTGATCGACGCCGGGACGAAGAACATGGCCGGGCTGCGGGCCATGTATGGGATGGCGCTGTGAAAAACTTCACCCTGCTCAAGAGCGGGATCGATATCCGCCCGCTGCGCGACCAGCTCGAGCGCTCGCCCGAACTGTGGAATGCCAACCCGCAGCGCCGCTCGGGCGTCCATGCCGAGATGACGGATATCTGGGTTCGCTACCGCCCGCTCGGCGAGCTGATGGAGCCGAAGAACTACCGGGAGCCGCATTGGGGCGAGTTCTACCCGGCTTGGTATGCGCTGCCGGCGCTGAAGCCGATCGTGTTCGACCTGATGCGGCTGGTCGAGGCTACGCACCTGGGCGCGATCCTGATCACGCGCATTCCGCCCGGCGGGCAGATACTGCCGCATGATGACCGGGGCTCATGGCACGCCGAGTTCCACAATTGCAAAATCTACCTGCCGATCGTCAACAACCCCGATTGCTGGAATCAGTGCGAGCATGACCGGGTGCACATGCGCCCAGGAGAAGCTTGGACGTTCGACAATTTGCGGGTACATAGTGTTCATAATGATGGGGACACCGAGCGGGTGACTTTGATCTTGTGTTGCCGCACCGAGGGTGACCTCCCTTAGCTGGAGAGCGCACATGCCTTTTGCCTATGTTGGCGCCATCGCTGCCGTTGCCAGCACGGCGAGTTCCATCTCAAACATGGCGGGCGGGAACGGTCAGGGCGGCTCGGCCTACATCCCGACCAACCAAGCCGGGGCCGACACCGCCGATCAGAGCGCCATCGCGGGTCTCGGCCGGAACGCCGGGTCGGGCGCGAACCTCGCCGGCAGGATCATCAATAACCCGTACGAGACGCAGACCATGCAGGGCGCGAGAAGCGCCGGGCATTATCTCGATTACACGCTCTCGCCGCAGCTTCGGCATGATGCCACGAACCTCGGCCGGCAGGCGAACAGGGGATTTGCGGCGGCGGGCGATGAACTCCGCACGGCGTTCGATCCACAGAACGCGCTCTATAACCGGACGCTGCAGCAGACGCGCGACCAGACCCTGGCCGGGCTGTCGGCCACGGGCGTCGGTAACTCCCCCTACGGTGCCGGCGTCCTCGGCCAGACGCTGGGCAACTTCAACATCGACTGGCGCAACAACCAGCTTGCGCGTGAGCAGTCCGGATTGCAGTCGTACGGCCAGTATCTGGGTCAGGGCGGAAACGCCTATTCGGCGGCGGGCAACCTCGGCAGTGCTGGCGCGCAGGCATGGCTTACCGGCTCGTCCCTGCCGTACAGCACCTATAACGGCATTCAGAACGCGGGCCTCGGCGCGCTTGGCACGTCCTCGGGCCTGTATGGGAACCAGTCCACGGCGGCCGGCAACTATCTCCAGATCGGTCAGGCAGGGCAGCAGGCCGGGTTCAACCAGGCACAGGTGAACGGCCAGAACCTCGGCGCGGGGCTGTCGGCGCTCTCGGGCTACGGCCAGCAGCTGTTCGGCGGTCCACAGCCGGTGAGCGGCGGGACGTACGGCAGCACGCTCCAGTACCAGCCGATCACGCAGTATCAGGACCCCGGCGCCGTGCCGGCTTGGGGAGGCTGATATGAACCTCTCCGGTCTCGGCGCCGTCGCGGGCGGCTATCAGCAAGCGCAGGATCAGGCTCTGCAACGGCAGATTGCCCTCCAGCGGCTGGCAATCGAACAGCAGGCGCAGGAACAGCAGCAGGCGCAACTCCAGCGGCAGCAGATGTCCGATGCCGCGCTGTTGCAGTCCTACGGCGGTGGCGGCTTGCCCGGTGCCCAGCCCGTCGGCGCTCCGCAGATGCCTCCCCCGCCGCCGCAGACCGGACAGCAGCCGATGCCGGGTCAGCCGTCAGTGCCGTCTCTTTTCGGTCCCTCCACAATCGGTCCCGGTGGCGGTGGATACGATCCCCTGAGCCCTGCTGCCGGCAGCCCAGAGCAGGCCGCGCTGAACGCAGCAGCCAATCAGCCGAACTCGGATGGCTCCATGCCGCCTCCGATGGCCCCGCCGCCCGCGCCCGGTGGCCCGCCAGCAGCCCCTGGACCGCAAGGAACACCCATGCCCGCGCCGATGCCAGGGGCCTCTCCTGCGCCTCCTGGCGACCCGATGGCACAGTTCAAGCAAATCGGCCAGCAGATGGCGAACGAGATTTTCCAGTCCGTACCAGCGTCGAAGAACAACCCGACGCTGTTCGCCATGCTGATGAACCAGAAGCTTGAGCAGTTGAAGACGCTTCAGCCGGTGTTCAAGGATCAGGCCGAAGCGGTGCAGAACCACATCAAGAACACGCTGGAGCAGCAGAGGATCACCGAGACCTCGCGCCACGACCGGGTGGACGAGGGACAGGCGGGGCAGCGCATCGGTCTGGAAGGTCAGCGGCTGGGAGTTGAGCAGGGCCGTCTCACGCTCGACCAGAAGAAACTCGCTGATGCTCAGGGCGGAATTCCGACCACACCGGAGGACCGCAAGGCCATTGCCGCCCAGGTGGCGACCGGCCAGCCGCTGAACCAGATCATCCCCGGCTACGGCAAGGAGGCTGTTCGCGCTCGAGCGCAGGCCATGTCCGATGCCCGGCAGGAGATCAAGGCGCAGAACCCCGGCATGTCCGACGAGGAAGCCGGCCAGGAACTCGCCAACCGGTCGATCGAGTTCCAGAGTGGCAAGAAGAGTTCCGGTCAGCTTACCCAGATGCTGGGCGCGACGAAGCAGGCGGTCGGCCAGCTCGACTACAATATCGACCAGGTGAAGGGCGATCTGAAGAAGATGGGTTCCTCGGACCTGTCGCCGATCATCAACGCCATCGCTCGCGGCGAAGAGAAGTGGACCGGCGACCCGGCTTATTCGAGCCTGTTCTACCACATGAGCGCGGTGGCGGCGGAATCCGCCCGCATCCTGTCCGGTGGCCAGGCATCGACCGCCCAGCTTCACCAGGGCGCGATGGAAGAGGCGCAGAAGTGGGCCAACGTCAACATGACGCCCAAGTCGTTCGATGCCGTGGCCGAGGCGATGAAGGGCGAGGGGCAGAACCGCATCCAGACCTATGAGCAGGCGATCAAGGGCCAGCGGGTGGGCGGCAAGAAGGACGACGCCCCGGCGCCGGCCTCCCAAGGTCCCACGATCACCGGGCCGAACGGTGAGAAGATGACCTTGAGCCCCGATGGTAAGTCATGGGTACCGGTGCAGTAATGGACCTTCCTGCTCTCCCGCCCGGCTTCAAACTCGACACCGCCGAACCGGCTCCCACCACCGCCGAACTTCCGCCTATTCCTGCGGGTTTCAAGCTGGATAGTGGCGATTCCGCCACCGCCCCTTCGCAGCCTCCGGCTGCGCTGCGCCCGATCGCCAACATCCCGAAGGACATCGGCCAGGACTTCGCCGCCGGCAGCGCGAACGTGAAGCAGGGCGAGGCCGATCTGATGAACCAGCAGGCCGATCTGGGCGGGCGCGTCATGGGCGGCATCCGCACGGCGCTGGGCGGCGCGCAGCAGGCAGTCTCGCCGGTGACCGGTGCTGGCCGCGCTCTGGTCAGCGATCCGATCCGCGACACGAAGCTGCCGGGCTCTCAGACCGCCGCCAACATCGCTGATGCCGGGATCGGGATGGTTGGGCCTGGCGCGGAGGCAAGTCTGGTTCGCGGCGCTGCGCGGGCGGCTCCACGCGTGGCCGAGGGCGTGGCGTCAAAGGCCGCTTCGATTGTGCCCAAGGCGGTCGAGCGCAACCCGCTGGCGAACTCGGACGCCATGAAGGCCCTTGCGGCCAAGCAATACGCCGCCGCCGATGCCGCTGGCGCGACCTTCAAGCCGAAATTCAGCAATTCCTTCCTCGAACACGCGCAGAGCGTTCTGCCGCAGGAAGAGCTCGGCAAGGCGGTGACCGGCGAGAACAACGTCACCAAACTGGTCGGCCGGCTGGAGGCCATCAAAGACCAGCCCATGACGTTCAAGGCTGCCCAGGAGATCGACGAGCACCTGTCCGACATGATCGACAAGGAATACGCCAACGGCAGGCTGTCCAAGGAGGGTAAGCAAATCCAGGACCTCCAGTCCGAGTTCCGCCGGCGCATGGACAGCGCCACACAAGGCGATATCCAGTCGGGCAAGAACGGCGCGGCGGCGCTGAAGCAGGGCCGCCAGATTTGGTCCCAGGCTGCGAAGATCAGGGATATCGAGCGGATCGACGAGCGGGCGAAACTGGCCGAGAACCCGACCGCCACCTTCCGCAGCGGCCTGCGCACGATGCTGTCCAACCCGGCGCGGATGCGCGCCTATACGACGGCAGAGCAGGAAGCGCTGCGCGCCGCAGCGAAGAGCGGCAAGGCCGACGTGGTGCTGAAGCTTCTTTCCAGCCGTCTTGCGCCCTATGCGGCCGGCGGCATCGGTGCTGGTCTGGGCCACCTTCCCGGCTTCGTCGCCGGCGAGGGCATCGGCCTGGGCGCGCAGGCGCTCGCTAAGCGCTCGCTTGCCAACAGCCAGCAGAACACGGCGAACCGGCTGTTCAACATCATGGGCACATTGCCCGGCGCCGAGCCGATCCAATGAGAATCCTGGCGATCGATGGAGGATATTTCAGCCTCGACTGGTACCTGCGCTGCCTAGACGACGGGCACGAGGTCAAGGTCTATTGCCCTGACAATCCCAAGACAGCGCTGATCGGCAAAGGTCTGGTCGAGCGCGTGAGCGATTGGCGTGATTGGATCAGATGGTGCGATTTCTGCTTCCTGCCGGACAATGTAAAATGGATGGCCCAGCTTGAGCCATGGAAGCGTGCCGGCGTCCCGATCATCGGGCACACGACGGACCTAGCCGATTGGGAGATCGACCGCGGCGTCGGCATGGCGATGTTCAAGAAGCACGGCGTTGACATCCCGCCCTACAAGACCTTCAAGAATTACCCCGATGCCATCGCCTACGTGAAGAAGGAAAACCGCCCGTTCGCCAGCAAGCCGATCGGTGACTGCCCCGACAAGAACATGAGCTATGTCGCCAAGACGCCGGCTGACCTCGTGTTCATGCTGGAAAAATGGCACAAGGCCGGGAAGCGGATGGAGTTCATCCTGCAGGAACTTGTCACCGGCGTAGAGATGGCCGTTGGCGGATGGATAGGCCCCGGTGGCTTCAGCGAAGGCTGGTGCGAGAACTGGGAATTCAAGAAGATGATGCCCGGCGATCTCGGGATGCAGACGGGAGAGATGGGCACCGTCCTGCGGGTGGTGAAGCAATCCAAGCTGGCCGACAAGGTGCTGAAGCCGTTCGAGGAAACCCTGGTGAAGATGGGGGCCTGCGGCTACGTTGACATCAACTGCATCATTGACGATGCGGGCAATCCGTGGCCCCTTGAGTTCACCATGCGCTTCGGATGGCCGCTCTACAATATCCAGCAGGCGCTCATCGACGGAGATCATGCAGAATGGCTGGCCGCGCTCGCAGACGGGCAAGACTTGAAGCCCTGGAAAATGGATCTGACGGCGGCCGGCGTGTTGATGGCGATCCCCGACTTTCCCTTTTCCCACATCAGCCGCAAGGAGGTGTGCGGGGTGCCGGTGTACGGATTGACGCCCAAGCTGATGGAGAACGTGCACCCGTGCGAGATGATGTTGGGAACGGCGCCGCAGGACCAGGACGGCAAAATAGTAACCTCGCCATGCCTCGTGACGGCCGGCGACTACGTGCTGGTGGCGTCGGGAACGGGTGGTTCGGTGCGGCAGGCGACGACGATGGCCTACCGCATTTTGAAGACCTTGAAGGTCCCCAACTCCCCGATGTATCGAACGGACATCGGGGCCAGGCTGAAGAAGCAATTGCCGATGATCCAATCGAGGGGTTACGCGACGGGCTTAGAGTATTAGGCCAGTCCGAGAAGCTTTCCGCGCTGACCGAGCTCGCCCTGGACCGGGCGCATGACATCCTCTCGATGCGGCTGGAACCGACGATGCCCGACTATCTGAAGCTGCTGGCGTTCCAGCAGCAGACCCTGGCAGCCGTGCTGTCCACACAGACGAAGGTGGACGAGACGCGGCTGCGGTCGCAGCAGAGCGACAAGCTGGGCGATATCCTGGCGCGGATCAGGGCCTCTTAGTCCTTGCTCTGCGGCCAAACGGCAGTAACGGCGGCAAAGACTAAAAGCCATCCCCACCCATGGTCTTTTCCCGTAGAAATCAGAAAGACTGACCCGGCAACGCAAGAGATCGGGAAAGCATTGTAGAACAAGTATTTCACGCCGCGCGCTCCTTCTTCTGCGGTACAGCCTTCTCCAAGGCCCATTTCGTCACCCGGTCGGCCTCCACATCCACGATGCCCAGCCGCGACACAATCATGCCGGCCACATGCACAGCGGCGATCGTCCGCAGCGTGAACCGGAATTCCTCGCCCAGCCCGAAATCATCGTTGAACCCGGCCAGGGTAGACACAAGCTGCCCACACGCCCAGCGGGTAACATTGCTGGCGCACAGGTATCTCAGGTAGGCCAAACCAGCCCAGCCCCGGCACGCCGTCAACGTATATTCGAGGCGACCCGTAGATTTCGGCTCGATCAGCATCGGGGGCACCTTCACTGCCAGGTCGAGGCCCGGCCGCGCATCCTCCGTCCTCATCACAGTCGAAAACAAAGGCATCCCGGTCGCCGATAAAAGCAGTGTCTGCCACGGGGTGTCCTGTTTGTGACCGGTCAAGAAATCGATGATGAACTCGCGGGTGTGAGCCGGATCTCGGTTCAGCATCCCCTCGGCGATCACCGGATAGTTGCCCAGCTTGGCGATACGCTCCAGCCGGTCAGGCGCCCATGACGGGACGGTGATCGACCGCGGCTCACCCCACACGCTGGCGGCGGCTGCTAGGGCGACAGACTTGCCCGAGCGCTTGCCGCCGTGGATGGAGACGATGCCGCCACCCTCGGGCGTCTTGAACAGCGACATGAGCGGCGCGGCGAAGGAGGCCAGCAGCATGAACGTCTGCGCCTCGCAGCCGGGGGCGCAGAGCATCCCGGCGATGCTGGACCACTGCGCGAGCGGCTGCATGGTGGCGTTAGGGAGGCCGGGACCGAGCTTGAATGCCTTCTCGGGTATGTCCCGGTCGATGAGGCTCGCGAGTTTCATGACTCACCGAACACGATAAACCCGACCAAGAATCCTACCACGCATCCTAACCCAAATGAGACGAGCATCATCAATTCAAACTCCTCAGATGGGCAGCTCCGCCGGCGGGAACGTCCCGCACCGACTGGATCAGCGATATGGCGTGGTAGGGCGCAAAATCGGTATTGGTCATCACATACCCCTGCACCAGCGTGTTCTTCAGGAACTCGGTGTAGGGCTGCGGCGAGGTCAGGGTGAAGCTGAGCCCCGTGAGTAGGAATATCTGGTATTGGAAGGTCTCGGGTTCGTCGGTCATGTGGCGATCCCATCGTCTTCGATCTGTCTTTTCAGAAGTCGGATTACTTTGCGCAGAGCGCTTTCAAGCCGCTCGGCCTCGGCGATCGATAATTGCTCGCTGCTCTCTCCCACATAAACACCAACCACGTAGACCGGTGTGCTCGTGACCCTGACCATTGCTGATATCCTCATCACCTTTGCCCCTGTTGCTTTGCCCGCCAGCTCGCGCTGCGCGTTCTCCAAACCTCGTATCGCACCTCAAGCGCCTTCGCCTCGGCCGCCGCGTCAGCAGCTTTGAGCCGCACCTCGGCTAGCTGATCGTCCAGCGCCTGAACGTCCCGGTGCGAGCGGGCGACATGCTCGGCCCGAGTTACGGCTTCCTTGCTCTCCGCGATGAGGCCGGAGATCGTGCGCTTGCGTTCGTCCTCCAGGTTCTTCTCGGTCGCGGCCAACCGGCCAGCCTCTTTCAAGGCTGACCGGAGAGCATCAAGGAACGAGCCGTCTTCGAAGCCGTCAGACATTACAGCTTCGGCTCCGCTTCGCCTGCATCGGGGCCGTTCGTGATCTGCGCCTTCCGCTTGGCAACCCGGTCCTTCAGCTTCTCATAGCTGGTCGGAGAGAATGCCTTGATCTCGTCCAGCGCCGCCTCGTTGCGCACCCGGATATCGTCCAGGTCCTGATGGTCGAGGCACTCGGCGATCTCCTTGCTGATCGCGTTGTAGGCCGCCTGGATGCGGGCGCGCTTGGCGTCCTCCGGTTCTGCGCCGTTGGCCTGCGAAGCCTGCTGCTGGCCGTCCTGGCTGCGCTGCTGGGCCTGCTGGCGCGGCGGCGGCGAGGCACGCTGCTCCGAGGGCTTCCCCACAGCCGCGTTGCCGTCGTCGTCCTCCGGCGCCACCCCGACCATCGCCGAGAGGCTGTACCGGCGCATGTAGGTGATCACGCTGCCGAGCCCGTGGGCATCGTACTTCCCCGGCTTGCAGTACAGGCGCGCCTTGAGCCATTGCCCGCTGGAGTGCCCGAGCATGGTGGCAACGCCGATATCGCCGTCAGGGAGGTTGAAAGGGGCCTGGATCACGGCGATGCCGGCCTCGGCCAGTGCGGTGCGGCAGGCGGCATAGACCGACGCCAGCGTGGCGTATTTTGAGTTGAAATGCGGGTTCTTCGCATCCTTCTCCGCGTTTTCGATCTTGGCCTGGGCCTGGGCGATTGCGCCCATGAGATCCCCGAACGTCGCCGAGGTCTCGATATCCAGGGATGGCGTGATCATCACTTCCCCGGTCTCGCTGTCGTGCATGGTCATTCCGTGGCGTCCTTCTTCTCGGTCTCGATTTCGGGCACACCGATCTCGATCGTCAGCGTGTGGGAGGCGTAGAAGAATTCCGGCACGCTGATCGAAAGCACCTTCTGATCGTCGGCGCAGCAATCCTCGCCGATCTGCTGGGCCTTCTTCTGCAGGATCTCGGTGATCTCGTCCCGCGATAGTGTGATTTTCATGTCAGGTCTCCTGTGGTTGGTGATTGCAATTTCCTCGCTCGCCGTAACTTACGAGCCCTCTCAGCGCTACACTTCATGCAAGTGCGGCATCCGTTCTTACGGATATAAACATTGTCTTCCGTGAACTCGTGCCCATGGATGCAATGGGTCTGAGCCGCCTTTTTTGCCGTGTGGCCAATACCTCTCAGAAGATTTACTTGGCGGGTCACTGGCTCAAGATGATCAGGATTGCAGCACTGCCTTACGCGGCAAAGATGGTCTATGTCGAAGCCTTCCGGTATAGGCCCACGATACAATTCCCATGAGACTCTATGAGCCCCGTGACCAACTCTATCGACATGGAAGGTGCCGTATCCTGCTGGCGTGCATCCCCTCAGCCATATCCAGCAACCTGTATCGGGATCAACCCGATACTTTGGCTCGAAAAGCCGACGATGTTTTTCCGTCAATATCACGATTTGATCGCCTTCACAGAAAGACCTCGGCCATCGCGAACAGCTCGAACGCCAAAGCCCGAGGCATCTCGAACATCGGCTTCGACCAACTCCTTGATTTCTTTTTCAGCGGCCTTAAAGCGGGATGCGGCCTTCTGATTTTCCAGCCATTCCCCGGCCCACTGTCCCCATGCATTCGACGAACTCATGTCCACCACTCGCATTTTATCCACCGGCATCGGCGCAGCCACCGCGGCGGGGGCTCCTGGCGGCTCGACATCGCGGACCACATAGTCCCAAAACTGGAGGCAGCGATCGACGTATTCCATCGCCTCGAATTCGTTGTATTCGAAGTCGAGCCGGTCGGGCTTCTTCATGCCCAGGCTCACGTAGAGCGAGGCGTTCGGCACCTGACAGACGGTCATCTGATGGACCATCTGCCATGCGTATTTCTCCGTTGCCCAGGACACCGGGTCTGGCGTGAAAATGTTGAGCAGCTTGGCGTCGATCAGGCGAGGCTCGGCCATGTTGGCGCCGTCGAGCGTGGCCCGCAGGATCGGGAATTCCTCCGAGATCACCGCCTCGCCGCGCCGGATCACGGTGCAGGAATAGGCGGTCTCGTAGAAGTCCATCATGGCCGGCTCGATGTGGTGGCGCAGCAGCGCGTTCCACGGGTCGAGGATGGGAGGCGGCTCGTATCGCCCGGTTTTCTCGCGCCACAGGTCGAACCACACCTCGTCCGATCCTGTCATGATCTTGGCGGCATCCGAGGAACCAATCCCCTTCTTGCGCTCGATGATCTGTTCAGGTGTGAGCATTGTGGTTCTCCTGGATTGCGGCCAGCTCAGCCTTGAGTTTCACGATTTCAGCCTCGCGCTCGGCCAGCCGGATTTTCATTGTCTGCTCACGCGCTTCTGCCTGGTGGCGGGCATTCTCCGCGACGCCAAGCGCCTCGGCCGTGCTCACCAGCTTGTCCAGCAGGAGGTCGAATTTCTGGCTCACAGCATCACCGCGAGCACGGTGGCGGCCAGCATCCCGAGGGCGAAGCCGGCGAGGAACAGCGACTGACGGCTGCGATCCTCGGGCGTGGCGTCGAGCAGGTGAAGGGCGATCCTCTTTTTGTCCATGATGTCGGGCTCCTGAAATGTTTGTTGCTTGCGTTAAAAGATATTTGCTCTCATCGAAATTCGCTGTCAACGAATTTTTGTGTTGTGTGCGAAAAAAGATTGTGTCACAGATTGCGCATGGCAATGAACACAGATGAACATCCGTTGCAGGCTTGGCTTGACCGGCAGGGGGTAAAGGCGTGGCGCTTCGCCGACGACGCGAAGATCAGCCGGGTCACTATTTACAAGCTGATCCAGGGCCGGGAGCCGAACTTAGCCACCCTCATGAAGATCGAGGACGCCACGGGCTCTCAGGTCACCATGCGCATGTGCGCCGATTATTTGAAACGGAAAAAGGAACTCGAAAATGACTGAGATCGGAGACAACTCCAAACCGGCTCGCGCCGAAATCATCCGCAGCATCAAGGCGGAACTCGATGAGATCGAGATTGCCAAGGGCGAACTCTCCCTCCGCGCCAAGAAGGCCAAGGGCCGGATCAAGGCCGAGCTTGGTGAAAAAGTAGCCGACTTCAATGTGCTCATCCGCTTCGTGGATCTGGAAGAAGACCCGCGCAGCGAGTTGAACAGGCTGCTCAAGGAAGGATTCGCGGCTCTGGGCATCGGCCAGCAGATGAACTTCATGGATGCGATCGACCCGCCGCCGGCGGCACCGGAGCCTGCGGCCGAGAAACCGGCCAAGGTCAAGAAGACCAAGAAGGCGAAGACGATCGCCGAGGAGATCGCCGAGGCTGTCATTGAGCATGGTCTCGAAGACGAAGTGATCACGCAGACCGATATCGAAGATTTCGTTGAGAGCGAGGCCGCTCTCGCATAGTCACGGGCGGAATTTGGAGGCGGCGCGCTGGGCCGTCGCAGCATACCAAGCATTGCTCCTAGGGTTCCGCCCGTTCCTCGTGGTCTACCCGTGAAAGCTTTGTAAGCCCAGCAACCAACCAAAAAGCCAGAGGCTCGCACCATGACGCCAGAAGAATACAGGACACTTGCGACCAAGCCGAAGAGATCAAAGTTCGGCGCCAAGCCCACTATTGTTGACGGCATCCGCTTCCACAGCACCGGCGAGGCCAAGCGCTGGATGGAGCTGCTGACCCTACAGGCGGCCGGCGAGGTGCGCGACGTGCGCCGCCAGGTCGCCTTTGCCATGAGGGTTCAGAACGGCCCCGTGATCATCCGCTCCGCCGGATACCCAGAGGGCCGGGTGGCGAAGTACACCGCCGACTTCACCTATTTCGAGCGCGACTCCAAAGACCGGGAACAGTGGGTCTACGTGATCGAGGACTTCAAGGGCCACGACGCGAGCGAGAGCCGTCTGCGGCGGGCCGTGATCGAGGCGATGCTGGGCACTCGGATCAGGATCACCGGAGGCCGTCATGCAAGATCATAAGGCCAGAGTAGAGACCATTGCCGAAGAGTTTTTGGCCGACGGATGGCTTGGCACGCGGGCCGGAGAGGCAATTCACGATCTCTTGGAAGATCGTGCCCGCCTAGAATCCTCCCTCACCCAGGCGCGGGAGCTGATGCGGGTGGCGGCGGACGGAATGTATCTACGGATACACAATTCTGTCGGAATTGTTGAGCAGTGTACCAAGTGTGATCAAGCATCTGTTTCAGCGGTGAAAATTATCCACGCTCCCGACTGCCTTGTCACCAAGTTGAGAGAGGCCGCCAAGCAGGAAGACCGCACCGATGCCCGATGAAGAGACGTTCGAGCCCTGCGAGAAGTGTGGCAGCGGCTACGTCGAGTTGACCGGTAATCCCATCGCCGGCAAGCGCTGGGTCGCCTGCGGCATGTGCAAACACACCGGCCCGCTGGCTGACACCGAGTGGGAAGCCATCGAGCGCTGGAATGCCCCGTCGAGGGTCCGTAAAACCGCTTGACGGCTACCCCGTTCGGAGTAGCGTAAAAGAGGCGGGGCGAGGGTAGCTCCCTATCCCCGACACCCAAGCGGGTGCCCCGCCGCCATAACCTTGGGCCGCTTTGGGAGCGGATATGGACCAACCGTCAGCACTGGACCTCTTCTGCAAAGCGGGGGGGGCATCAATGGGACTGCATCGCGCCGGCTTCAATGTCATCGGCGTGGATATCGAGCCGCAGCCCAACTACCCTTTCACATTCGTACAGGCCGATGCGCTGAACCCGCCGTTCGACCTCTCGCGCTTCGATCTGATCTGGGCCTCTCCCGGTTGCCAGGATGCCAGCGTCGGCGCCCAGCGGTGGAAGTCTGCCGGCAAGGAGTACGCCAAGCAGATAGAGCCAACCCGAGAACTTCTCGCCGGACTTCCGCTGACAGTCATTGAGAATGTGCCCCACGCCAAGATCAGAGCCGATCTGGTTCTGACCGGGGCCATGTTCGGGCTGAACACATACCGGCGCCGGCACTTCGAGTTGTCGTTCTTCGCCATGCAACCTGACATCGGCGCAACCTTCGGGCCGAAGACGCGGCCAGGATCGTACACCGCGGCCGGCAACGGAGGGCACGGACCAAACCGGCCGAAGATGTGGGCCAGAGACATGGACGTCGAGTGGATGTCCGAGAAGTCGGAAATCACTCACGCGGTCCCGCCAGCATATGCCGAATTCATCGGCCGCGCCGCCCTCCAGTACATCCGGTCGGTAACATGATCGACCCGATCGATCTCTGGAACCAGCGCCAGCCGCTCGCCGGCACGCTCGCCGCCAAATACCTCAACCTCACCAGCCGATCAGCCGCGGCGCTCTCCAAATCTCTAGGCTTCTCCACCTTCGACTATTTCGATCTCCCCGACATTCCGTGCGCCATCGCCGCCATCCGCAACCCGGAAGGCATTCTGACGGGCGTACAGCGCACCTTTCTCCGTCCCGGTACATCCGACCCGCTCATCGCCGGATGCCACTGCACGGCCTGCGCTGCGCGTCCTGTGCGGCAAATAATCGGCAAGCTGGGCTACGGCGCGATCCAACTCGGCCAGCCGGGCGACACGCTGGGCCTGGCTGAGACGGTCGAGGAAGCGCTGCGGCAGTCCCGGCGCTACTCGATCCCGGTCTGGGCGAGCGCGGGCGCCGGCCGGATGCAGCGGGTGCAGGCACCGCAGAGCGTCAATCACCTGATCCTGTTCATGTCTCCCCGGCTGGTCGAAAGCGGCTGGGCCGATGCTGTGAGGGCAGAGCAGGCAAGTTATGTCGAGCGTGTCACGGTGATCGTCGAATGAAGATCGGGCCGGGCGCAACGCTACAGGAGTGCGCGTTCTGCGCGGTCACCCTGGTTCGGCTGAAATGGATCGCGGGGCTTGGGTGGACCTGTCCCGGATGTGGAACGAATGTAAATGGCAAGAAGGAAGGACAAGACAATGGACCTACAAATAGACCGGTGGCAGTGCAAACGGTGCGGAGTGACTTACCGGATCGCAAAGCCCGAGAAAAAGACGACAGACAGATTTCGCTGTTCTGACTGCGGTAAGCCTTTCTGGTGCGGGACCAGAAACGAGCCGAAGAATATTGCCATCATGGGCATGGAATCGGTGCCAGCATGAGCAACAACGTCCACGCCTTCCCCGGCCAGCAGCTACAAGCTTTCGATGCCTTCTCACCGGCCGAGTGGGAGGGCCAGCCGATCCCTGGCCGCGACTGGATCATCGACGGCCTGATCGCGGTCGGGCAGGTCGCCATGATCTCCGGTGACGGCGGCCTCGGCAAATCCCTGCTGGTGCAGCAGCTCATGACCGCCTCGGCGCTGGGCAAGGACTGGCTGGGCTTCCCGACCAAGGGCGTCCGATCGTTCGGCCTGTTCTGCGAGGACGACAAGCGCGAGCTCCACATGCGCCAGTCGGCGATCAACGAGCACTATGGCTGCACCTTCGGCGATCTCGGCGAGGACATGCTGATCAAGGTCGGCGTGAACATGGACAACTACCTGTGCAGCTTCGACCGCTACGAGGACCGGCTATCCCCCACGCCGCTCTGGTCGCAGATCGAGCACGCGACGGAGAACATGGGCGCGCAGATGCTGATCCTTGACACCACCCGGAAGACGTTCGGCGGCAAGGAGGTGGCTGAGAAGCAGGTTGCCCGGTTCGTGCAGATGCTCCGGCGCTGGGCGGTCAAGCATCAGGGGTGCGTGATCATGACGGCCCATCCGAGCAATGAGGGCGTGCAGAGTGGGTCGGGCTTGGCGGGCTCGCGGGCGTGGAACAATGACGTGCGGTCGCGCATGTACCTGACCGCTGACAAGTCAGAGAACAAGCCGAATGCTCGGCTGCTCAAGGTCATGAAGTCGAATTACGCCCAGTCGGGCGGAAAGGTCGAGATCGTGTGGGAGCGCGGAGTGTTCCGCAGGGTCGATCAGCCGCTGATCAAGGACTGGACCGAGCCTGCGGGCTGGTAGGGGCGAACAGGTCCGACTGCCGGAGCCAGTTGTTCAGCTTCGGCAGCGTGACCGCATACTTGGTTGCCGATGATCCATCGACAGAATCGGCTCCCGCAGCGTGGGCCATCATCATGCGGTTCCGCGTGTTGACGCGGGCGACATGATAGTAAATCCCAAGTTCAGCGCAGAAATCTCCCCACATCTTCATTGTGGCGATCTTCCACTCGGTCGAACCACCCAAGAATATCCCAACTGACGGGCCAACCAGCGGGCGCAAGTCCTCCGGCGTCATGCCGTCCTGCACGGCGATCAACACCATCGGTGCGATCGATAGGCATCGGTTCATGTAGCGCTTCGACATTTCCAAGGAAGCGAGACCGCCGGCAACGATATCCGGTAGCACGATCCAGCGCGGTGGTATGGGCTGCTGTTCGACCCAGGATAGGAAGCGCTCGAATGCGTCTTCATCGAACGCCCGGCCAGCTTGGAAGTCGGCCCATGCGCCGTTATCGGCAACCCAATTGGCGAATCCCTCGGTACGCCATACGCCAGCACGAGATACGAGGAGCCCCCAACCGGCAGCCAAAAGAGCCCTTAGGTTTCTCTTAGTTCCTGTTCGGCTGGCGTAGCCGATCATGGGTTTGGGCATAGATGTCCTCGATTTCCCACATCGCCCGCCTATGGCTTTCCTTGCCGTGCAGCACGAGGGAGAATGTTTTTTCTATCGCTTTTCTTAACTCAACGGGCATCTCAACCCTATCCATTATTTACCCCTTCAGCATGTCATCGAGAACGCTGGCCTTCAGAGCCTGGGGCATCTCGCCGTCCAGTATCTGCCCGATCATGTCGGCCTTATCGATCAGGATTTTGCTCATCCGCTGGTCAATGCTCCCGTCGATCACGAGGTGCTGGACTAGGACGCTTTCCGGCTGGCCGATCCGGTGCGCGCGGTCCTCGGCCTGGATCATGCTGGCCGGGCTCCAATCAAGTTCGCAAAAGACCACCGTGGACGCAGCGGTGAGCGTAATGCCCATGCCGGCCGCACGGATACTGCCAAGGAACACGCGGGCCTTGGGGTCGGTCTGGAACCGCCGTACCGCCGTGTCCTTTTCCTCCGGTGTGCAGCGGCCATCCAGCCGCACGACGCCGGGCAGCGCCGCGGCAAGTTGATCGCCGACGTCATGATGATGGTGGAACACGATCACCTTGTCGGTCTCGTCCAGCACGCCGAACACATGGTCAATCACCGAGGGCACCTTGGCCAGCGCCGTCTCATGGCGGATGCGGGAGATTTCCTGCATCGCCGCGCCGCGCCACATGCGCAGCTTCTCCACCGCGTTCTCATGCTCCAGGTTCGCGAGCTCGGCGCGCTTGCGGGCGATGAGCGCGTTCTCCGTCGCCAGCAGGGCACCGGCGCCGGCGGGCTCGATCAGGATCACTTGGCGGCGCTTGGCGGGGAGTTCCTTCAGCACGTCCGCCTTCAGCCGGCGCACCATGAAGGTGGCGCGCATCCGGTCGTGCAACTCGCGCATGTTCCCGGTCGAGTACACGTACCGGTCATCGAAATGTTTCTTGTTCGAGCCGAGGCCGACCGGGTCCAGGCATTTGATCAGCGGCCAGAGTTCACCAGGCCGGTTGACGATCGGCGTCCCGGTCAGCGCAATCTTGCGTTCTGCCTTCACCGGCTCAATCCATTCTTCCTTCTTGCCCTTGTGGCTTCCGAAGATCGCCTTGGTGCGCTTCGTCGCGGGGTTCTTCAGCGCGTGCGCCTCGTCCAAGATCATAGCGGACCATTGCAGCCGGTCGATGTGATGCTTCCACTTCACGGCGCCTTCGTAGGACATGATCGCAGCCACACCCTCGCCGAACAGGTCGAGGCCGCGCAGCGCCGTCGGCCAGATATCGGTGACGACGACAGGCTTGATCGGATGGATGCACCATTTGCGCCACTCGAACCGCCAGTTGAGCCGCAGCGTTGCCGGGCATACGACGAGCACCCTCGGGGCGCCGCTGTATTCCGTGGCGTTGACGATGCCGATCGCCTGGATAGTTTTACCGAGGCCCGGCTCGTCGCCGATCAGCACCGCAGAGCGCTTCAGCGCGTACGCTATGCCCGCGCGCTGGTATGGCAGGTAGGAGAGGCCCGAGGGACACGGAAGCTCGCCCACGGCCTTCTCTGCGCGGCTGTCCTCGATGCTGGCGCGGCGCTGGAGAAAGTATGCCTCCAGCTTCGGCCATGCGTGGTCATCGGCGAACTGATCGAGCCGGGCAGCCGTCTCCGCGTCCAGCGTGTGCCAGGACTTGGTGGCACCGTCCCAGCGGAAGCCGGCGCCCTTCGGGATGTGCCGCTCGTCGTAGCTGGCGAAGCAGATAAAGCGGTCGTTGCGGTGGGTGAGGATCATTTGGTCAAGGTCTCTGCTGCGGACCGCAAACGCGATACTATGCAAGACGATTTATGGTTTCCATTCTCGGCCAAGCATTCACCGCAAAACGCAGGGCGCCTTAACCTATCCCATCGAACGATTGTGCGACCGTGCAGCACTCTGGCGCCTTCCAGCATGAGTTCCGCAAGCTCTGCCTCGCTCATAATTTCCTCTCCGGTGGGTGTTTCTCAAGGCAGCGGAGGGCGACCAGCAGGCAGCCAGGCGGGCGGGTGCGGCCCAGCTCCCAGTTCTGATAGGTCTTCGCTGGCGTGTTCAGCAGCTCGGCCATCTGCGGGATGGTCAGGCCGCGGAGGTTGCGCAGCGCCCGCATGGCGTGCGTGTCAGGCTCGGTCATTTCGAGTGGGGCGGCTTAGGGCATGGCTGCCAATGCGTGGGCTGCCATTCGGATCTCGATCCCTCTGGGTCGGCGTCCTCTTCGTCGTCTATCCACCTTCCATCACAGAACTTTAGTACCGCCGGGCACTCCGCATAAGGGAAAACCCAACACAAAATCCAAGTTCCATCTCGTGGCGCTGATGAGATAGAACGCCACCCATTCTGATCAATGCATACTTCTTCGATCATCTTCCCCTCCATTCCTCGACCATCAGCCAAGCGCCCATGACACCCACGGCCAGCCAGAACAGCGGCCAGAGCAGCGCCGAGAGGGCGCAGTATCCCGGCTGATCACCGGCATCGGTGCGCATGAGCGCCACCACTGTGGCGAAGGCTCCGGCGATATAGAGGATGATCATTGCCGCACGGTGACTTGGTTGAAGGCGTCGGCGCGCGTGGCCGATCGCCTGATTGCCTCGGAGAAACCGAGATCGTAGTCACACGATTTCCCGTTCCTCTGCCTGTCTGCGCAGGCGTCGTTCCATCCTGCGGCGAAACTCTCGGGGCGCGCGAACGGCTCGGCTCGCACCCGCTTATGCTCTATTACTCCCACGATTTCTCCTTCGGTTGTCGTCTCTGACGCCTCAAGCCCCGTGAGGGGCTGAGGGTGGCATTGTGGGGTGGGGTTAGGCCATCAACTCATTGAGCAGTTCGTCGTCGCTCATCATGATTTCGCCCAGCGATCCCAAGCCGAGAAACCTTCGTTCGTTGGCGATCTCTTTTTCGATCTGCTGCACCCACGCCGCACGGAACAATTTCTCCGTATCCTTTGTGGCCGCCAACAACCGAGCCCGCTCATGTGAAAGCCGAAGATTGAGCGCGTCTAGATGAGTGAAGTCCATCGTCCTGATCTCCGATATTCGTTCGGTTTCGATACGCAGACTGTAGACCGCGATTAGCGGCCTGTCCAGAAAAATCTTTACCGTGAGCGATAAATATTTTATCCGCTCGGATTACCCCGTTTGCAGCGCTCTCGCTGCGGCGGGTTGACGCGTTCAGATAGGGGATTGACGAAGGGGGTAACTCGGAAGGATATTTGGGCAGGGACGGAGGCGAGCCTGGCAGCTCAACCCCCGTCGGATCACCAGCACGTGATCGGCTACCCGGCGAGTAAGTTAATCTCTCGCGGTAAATCGATCAAGCGGCTGGTTCAAGAGGAATAGGCTGGCTTGTACAAATCCACCCACAGACACATGCGAAAGGTAGCGCGCCAGGGCGGTGAACCGCTTATGGACTGGGCTGCCATCGCTGCGCTGTCTGGCCGGGTGCAAGAGCCTGTCGGCACCGTCCGTGCGCCTCGATACAATCCCAACCGCGGCGACGCTGCAGCATGGCTTGAAGCCAACAGCGAGCAAGCTGTCCGAGCTCGCCACAAGGCGCGCAGCAACTTCGTTTCGGTGCAGTCTCAGATGATCATCGATCGTGTCGGTTGCGACGAATGCGGCGCCAAGCTCGGCAAACCCTGTCTCAACGGCGAAACCCTCACCACGCCTCACACACAGCGGTGGAAGCGCTTCAAACGCCTTCACCCTGAGTATGCATCCGCCAAGCGTCAGGCGGCTCGATCCAGCGGTAGCCGGAAGAAGCCAAGACGCCAATGAAGAATCCCCCCTGCCGGCCTAGCTGATGTGCGGAACTGCCAGGGGTTGAGACGGTCTACGGTTGGTCGGGTGAGCCATTATCCCCGCCTCCATCGCGCCAAGGCGTAAGCCGACAGCGTCGAGACAGCCGCCCGTTATGGACATGTGCTGCGCCCCGGTCTCGACGCCCGGAAGGCGAAGCCATGTCCATTCTCCTTCATGCGGATGTAACTACTAAAAACTTCGAGACTAAGGCGAGACCTACTCGGAACTTAGGAAGCCGTAGGCTGACGCCGAGATAACCCATAACCCGCTTCGCTTCTCTATGAAGGCTTGGCGTGCCCAAGCCGACAAGGCGAACCACGGAGAGCCTGCAGGGGTTTGTAGAAACCCTCCGCTTCGCTGTGGTATGAACCATGCACCCCACGGCCACACACACCCGCACAGGCGCGTAGATTGTTCCCAGCATCCCAACTGGCCCGGCTTGGGCCATACCGACAGCGCCAGGCAGGGCGGGAGGCTGCGAAGGCGGCCATCCGCGTGGCGATCGAGACGCTGGTGTGCCAGAGTGACGCAGTGACCGAGCCCAAGGCGTTCGCCGAGGTCTATCGGAAGGAGTTGCGGAGGCAGCTCGAACGCATCTGACGCGGCTTGGCACGGTTCGTGCAATCGCGGCCGAGGCTTTCGTGTTCGGGGAAAACCAGGGGACGGGCGGTCGCGGGGATTTTTGGGGTAAGACCCACCCAAAATGTCGGCGGGTTTTGCAAAAACAGCTTTACCGTGAGAGATAAAGGGGGTAATCCGGATGGGTGGGTTTCCTCCCACGGTCCTGAACCTTGCCCGGCTGCTGTAATGGCGCCGGGCGTTTTTGGAGTAGGCTTGTGCTGGCGTGGGTAGGTTTAGGTGCGCCTGTTCCGGAGGGAGTTGGGCAGGTATTCACGTTCCCCGATGGGGAGCATGTGACCTGCATGTCGAGTTGCAACAACCGGATACTGGTTGCAACGAACGTTCGGCTTTACGAATTGGTTGGTCATCGGCTTGTGGCGATAGACCTTTCGCCGATGCACGAAGCGAAGGAGGTGTGGTGTGATCGACCAGGATCGGATGATGCGGTTTCGGTCTGAGTTGCATGGGCTCGGCGATTTGGACCGGGTGAGCGGGACGCAGATGCTGTTCGCGTTCCAGCGGTTTGCGGCGATTGTGCTGGACGGCGAGACGGCTGAGGTCGCGGAGCCGCTGACTTCCTCGGACGACGTTCCGCACGATGAGCCTGCTGTCACGGATCAGCAGACGGAGGCGACCGATGCAACACCTGAGCCTGAGACACCGGCTGTTGCTGACGAAGCTCCTGCGGTTGATCAAGGTGTCGGCGAGGATGGAGTTCCCGGATCACCGGAGAGCGATCCTGCGCAGCCGGAAGAGCCTGTACCTGCGACGGAGGCACAGCCGGACCCTTTGACGGAAGCCGCGCCGTGAACCCGGTCATGCAGCCGCAGTACCGGACGGTCGCGGCCGGCGGCCTGGCTGGGGCGATCATGACTATCGTAGCGGCGGCGCTGCACCACTGGAACATCGTGCTGTCGCCCGAGGTGATCGAAGCCTCGACGTTTCTCATCACTTCGGCGGCGGCATGGCTCGTCCACCCGAAGGCAGCAAATAGCCCGGCGGCAGCGCCGGAGCAGGAGAAACCAGCATGAAGAAGTCAGCACTGCTCGCCAGCGTCGCCGATTGCGTCTTGATTCACGTTCCCCCGCTCACCCGGAAATCCCGGGCTCTCGCGTTGGCAGCGCTCGCCGCCCTGGCGGGCTGCACCACGGCCCAGGTAGCGCAGGTGTCCGGCTATCAGGCGGCGGTGCAGAACGCCTGCGCCATCGCGGAGGGTGAGGCCAGCGGCTCGGCGGCCCTGGCGATCCCCGATGTGGCCCGAGCGGTGATGCTGGCGCACGCCGCGTGCGACCGGGAAGAGGCGATTGCCTCGCTGATCCTGAGCCCGACGAGCGTGGCCTGGCTGAACACATTGATCGAGACGATCAAGAGCGGCGGTAAGGTTGTCCCGCCGGCTCCGGTCGAGAACCCCTGATGCCTTTGGCTGTCGGCGGCGCCGGCGTCGTTAATTGGATACACCGGGAGTTCGTAATGCTGCGCCACACGTTCGAACAGGATCACAGCGGCAATATCGAGCACGCGGCCTACGATCCGAGCACGCGGAAGCTACATGTCACCTTCCGCTCGGGCGGCACATGGGAGTATCCCGGCGTGGACGAAGAGCACTTCCATGGGCTGAAGGGCGCCGAAAGCCCAGGCTCCTATCTGCATCGGCAACTGAAGGGCCGATTCGGTGAGCGAAAGATTTGATCACGAGCACCGGTGGAAACGCTTTGGCGCGTGGGATGTCTGCGCCGACTGCGACGTGCGCCGAGAGCATGAAATTCCCAGAGAGGGGGTTCTGGTACGACTCGCAAGGTCCCCAGCACCATCGAGGAACGGTACGACCGTAGGGCTCCAGGCCGACCCCCGCACATGATCACGCCGCAAGAGGAAATCCTCGCCGCCTTCTACCGCGATCGCCGCCTCGCCCATCGGGTCCTGTTCCCGCACAAGCACAATACGCCCGAATATGTCGATCTGATGATCGATGATTTCCATTTCTGCCAGACCCCGTACCTGCTGACGGAGGCGTTCCGGGGCGGCGCGAAATCGACCATCGCCGAGGAAGGCGTGTCGGTGAAGGCGGGAATGCGCGAGTTCAAGAACATGCTTCTTCTGGGCTCATCGTCCGACCGGGCCTGCGAACGCCTGTCGGCCATCAAGAGGATCATCGAAGCCAATGAAGAATTCATCGAGGTTTTCGGACGACTGCGTGGTCCAACGTGGACGGAAGATGAGGTCGAACTCTCGACAGGCGCAAGAATACTGGCGCTCGGAAGAGGCCAGGCAATCCTTGGCATCAAGCATTTCGAGGATCGGCCAGATTTTTTTGTGGCTGACGATATCGAGGACCGGGAAAGCGTCCGAACCGAGGAAGGCCGCGCCAAAGCCCACCGCTGGCTGATGGCGGATGTGATCCCGGCCTGCGACCCTGATGCCAGGGGTATCGTCCTGGCGACCCAGCGCGACCCGGAAGACATCGTAGGCAAGATCAAGATGGACGCCCGCGCCGACGGCTCGCTGTGGACGATCCGAAAGTACCCGATCAAGTTCAAGGATGAGCAGGGCGTTGAGCAACCGACATGGCCCGAGCGCTTCCCGCTAAAGCGGATCGAGCGCATCCAGGGAGGCTTGGAGCGCCAAGGCCTCGGGCGAGAGTTCAGGATCGAATATATGTGCGAGGCGACTGCGGCCGAGGATAAGACCTTCCTGCCCGAGATGCTGCGCGTTGAGCCGCGCGTTCGCACCTGGCAGGCAGTCTATTCCATGCACGACCCGGCCCGCACCGTCGGTGCCAACAGCGCCTCGACCGGCTTTGCGGCATGGTCGTATATTGGGCCGAAGATCGTGGTGTGGGATGCATGGGCGCGGATGCTGATGCCGAACGAGATCGTGGACAGCCTGTTCACCGTGCACGACGAACACCATCCCGTGATGGTCGGGTTCGAGATGGACGGCCTGAACGAATGGGCGATGCAGAACATCCGCCAGGAGCAATTGCGCCGGCGGATCATGCTGCCGATCAAGGGCGTCCTGGCCCCGAAGGGTAAGATGGACTTCATCCGGGGCCTGCAGCCGTTCGCCAAGGCGCGTGAGTTGGAATTCGCCAAGGAGCTGCCCGACCTGCGCGCCCAGCTTCTGAACTTCCCGTCCGGCCGGATCGATGCGCCGAACGCCCTGGCCTACGCCCTTAAGCTGCGCCCTGGTGCGCCGATGTACGAGGACTTCACCGTCCAGCATATCGGCGAGGATTTACAGCCGTCGAAAGGTCATCCGCTGTGGCTTGTCTGGAATGCCGGGAGCAGCGGCGTGACGGCGGCTCTGGTGCAGATGTTCGAGGGCTGGCTTCGGGTCTATGCCGATTGGGTGCGGGAGGGAGATTTACATGGAACAGTCGCCGATATCGTCCGAGAAGCGTCAATCGAGGCTGGGCGAGGATTTCGCCACATCTGCCCGCCCGTTCACTTCGACCGATACAATAATGTCGGTCTCGTCCAGGCCGCCAACCGAATACCCATCGAACTCCGTTCGGGCACAGATCCATCGCGAGGCGCTGGAGAACTTCGGACGCTTCTTGAAAAACAGGTGCGGGGTTTTCCGGGACTGATGGTCTCGAGCCGCGCCGGCTGGACGCTCAACGCCTTCTCGGGCGGCTACTGCCGGGCGCTGTCGAAACAAGGAACTCTTTATGATTACCCCGAAGAGGGTGTATATCGCACGCTGATGGAGGGCGTGGAGAGCTTCGCGGGACTTATGACGCTCGGCAGCGAGAGCGAAGAGGACCGCAACTATCGCACGCGCCCTGACGGAACTCGGTATGTGAGCACCTTGAGGGCGCGATGACAGATGCCTCCCAGTATGTCGGCGATGAGGACGAAGACGAGCCCACGGTAGAGGTCACGCCCGAGAAGAAAGGAACGCCGCGCGATACCGAGCTCGGCCGCCGCAAGGGCATCGAAGAGGACTTGCTCGAACTCTACAACACCATCGACAGCGCCTTTTTGAAGGCGGCCAGCAGGATCAACGACCAGATCGACTACTGGCATATCTACAACTGCGAGACGACGGACAACCAGGCGTACCAGGGCAACGCGCAAATCTACGTGCCGCTGGTCCGCGACGCCATCGACGCCCGTGTCACCCGCTTCACCAATCAGGTGTTCCCTGGCAACGGGCGCAACGTCGAGGTGATCACCACGGACGCCGACTTGCCGTTCGAGCGCATGGCGCTGATGGAGCACTATATCCGCCGGGCCAAGCTGCGCCCCACGGTAATCCCGGCCCTGCTGCGCAATGGCGACGTGGAAGGCCAGTGGAACATCTACGTCACCTGGAACAAGACCGAGCGCAAGGTTCTCTACAAGGTCAAGCGCGGCCCAGAGATGGACGGGATCGAGGTCGAGACCGACGAGCCGATCGACGACATCAAGGAAGAGACGATCCCGGCCATGTGCCCGGTGGTCGAGGTCATCCCAGACAGCGACGTGATGATCCTGCCGCACACTGCCGACAGCGTGGCCGAGGCGCTGGCGCGCGGCGGCAGCGTCACGATCCTGCGCCGGTGGACCAAATCCGATATCAAGCGGATGATCAAGGAAGGCGAGTTCATCAAGTCCCGGGCCGAGGGCCTGATCGACACGATGAACAGCGACAAGAAGCGGGTGGACGCGAAGAAAAAGCATGTCGATAGCGCCGGCATCCAGGGCGACGGCAAATACTGCCTGGGGTACGAGACCTGGACCATGCTTGAGGTGGACGGCGAAAAGACCCTCTGCCGGGCCTATTACGGCGACGGGCAGACGGTGCTCGGCTGCAAGCAGAACCCGTTCTGGTCGGGCCTATGCCCGCTGATCTCCGCGCCGCTGGACAAGATTTCAGGCGTCATGAAAGGTACCTCGCCGGTCAAGAAGGTGGACACCTTCCAGTATCAGGCCAACGATTTCATGAACCAGGCGGCCGACAGCGCCACCTATGCGCTGCTGCCGATCGTCATGACCGACCCGATCAGGAACCCGCGCGTCGGGTCGATGGTCATGGACTTGGCCGCCGTGTGGGAGGTCGATCCGAACAGCACGAAGTTCGCCAGCTTCCCGCAACTGTGGAAGGACGGGCTTGAGCTCGTCGGCGCGTGCAAGGCGCAAATCCAGCAGTCCCTCGGCGTCAACCCGTCGATGATCCCGGGCCAGACCGGCGGGCGGTCGAAGAAGAACCAGGCCGAGATCGCCAACGAACAGGCGGTCGATGTTCTGACCACCGCCGACGTGGTGACCTCTCTGGAATCGGGCATCCTCAACGACATGCTCGAACGCTTCCAGTGGCTGGACGCGCAGTACCGAGATGATGCGATCACGGTGAAGATGTATGGCCGCGCCGGCATGAAGGCGGTCATGCAGGAAATCGAGCCGATCCAGATGGATACAAGGATCGAGTATATCTGGCTAGGCGTCGAGGCGGCGCGCAGCGCACAGCAGGTTCAGCAGCAAATTGCTGCGGTCAACGTGCTCAATGGCATCCCGCCCGACAAGATGGCCGGCAAGAAGCTGAACCTTGCCCCGTTCGCCGAGCGCCTGGCCGAGAATGCCTTTGGCCCGCGCCTGGCGCCGCTGATCCTGGAGGACATCAAAGACAGCCTGTCGGTGCCGGCCGAGTTCGAGAACGCCATGCTGCTCGATGGCTTCGACATCCCGGTCTCGCCGCTGGACGACGACGCGCAGCACCTTCATGTCCATCAGCCGCTGATGAATTTTGGCGATCCCCACGGTGTCGTGCGGGTGCATATGCTCAAGCACATGCAGCAGCTTCAGCAGAAGCAGGCTGCCATGGCCCCGCCGGGAGCGCAGGGCGTACCCGGCAAGCCCGG